GACTTCGCCGGGCGTGACCTGCACCAGCTTGCGGTTAATGACATACCCGCTGCCGCCGGTTCCGCCTGTACCGCCCTGGAAGTAATTGCCGCCGGTGCCGCCGTCTCCGCCCCTGCCGCCTGCGCCTATGCCGGATAGCCACAGGAAATGCACGTCATCGGGCACTGTGAACGTGCCCGAAGTTGTGAATTCCGCAGTGCCGCGCCGGATGGCGTTTGTGCCCAGCGCGGCATTGGTTATCGCGTCCAGCGGCGCAAAGTCTGCCGTGCCCAAGGTCGAATTGACCGCATATTTTGTCTCGCTCCAGCTCATTCCTCTGTCACCGCCTCTTGGATAGCGCTCGCGGCAAAGCGAATTTCCTGCTTTGTGCGGCGCAAAATAAATGTTCCATCATATACTGTTTCCACAACGTCAATCCCACCTGCGGGGAAGCTTGTTTCCCGCTGCGCGGTGAGCGCACCCGTGTCGTTGGCGAAGATGCTCTCCACCAGCGCGCCACCAACTGTCTCCGTCACACGGGTGAAGCCCGCATGTGCGGCGAGGTTATCAAAATTATACAGATTGTTCAGCGTGCCCGCATCCAGCGGTGTGCCCGCCTGCTCCACTTCGTTCAGGAGCATGATTTCCGAAGCACCCGCCGTGTTCGTCTGTATCGCATATTGTGGATTTGCACTGCCCCTGTAGGGCGCAAGCACTTCGTCCCGGAAAATTGTTTTCATCATGTCACCGTCCTTATCCATTGTCTTGTGCGGCTACCGCCCGCCGTGCATGCGTTTGTCACGGGGATTCGTGCGGCGGTCAGCCCAATGCCCTGCGTGAGAATTGCCAGTGTCGCGAACCATCGGTTCACATCCTTGCAGGAAAGCCGCGGCTTGTCCCGCTCAATGCCAAGCCATGTCCGCGCCGGTTCGATTTCACCTGTGCTTCGGCTTTGATACAGCGCCCGCAGGTTGTTCTCCAGCACATTTAGTAGTGATGCATATGCCGGTGTGTATACGCCCCATTGCAAATCCGGCGGCGTGAGCCATACCGGCCGATGCAGTCGCGTGCGGAAAGTTTCCGCCAGCGCCGCCTGCCGTGTGTAGAGTGCTTCCAAATCCGCCAGCTCAAGCGTATCTGCGGGGGTAAATACTGTGCGTTCCGTCATGCCAGTGCCACCCCCCTTGTCGTCAGTATCGCCCGTGTGACGCCGCTCAGCACGCCGCCCGCGTATTCCAGCGTGGAATGCACCACGCAGCCGGGCACAAGCTGCCCGCGTTTATCCGCCTGCATGACGATTGTGTCGCCGATGGCAAGCGCGGGGTTTTGCCGCCATTCCGCTTCCGCCGTAATCCGCCGGGCAAGCAATGCGAATTTCCGCTCCAAAAACCATGCCCGGAACGAAGTATATTGCGCGTTGCGGTTCGTCACCATGCAGGGCAGGTCGACCGGGTATCCGTATGGCGGCTCCGTACTGTCATACCATGGCGCAGGGTAAAAAATGTCCGTCCGGTCAAAGCCCTCCGTACCCGTGCGCGCCGTGTATTCCGCAAGTGTGATGCCGTTGTAATACGGGCTCTGCGTGAGGGTGGGCGGCGCGAGCATGTTGTTGTAATCAATTGCATCCGTTTCATCCCCCGCCGTGAGCAAATCCTGTATGCGTATGCTGTTCTGCCTGTTTTCATACACCATCGCGCAGCCGAGCCGTGCAACGATGGTGAGCGCTTGCCGTACGCTGATTTCACCAAGATACGCGCAGACAGGCGGGGTTTCATACAGGCTTTGGTCGATTTCACAGGTCAGCCTGCTCCCCGTGAGAATCATTTCCGCCAGCGTGCCGACACTGACCGGGGTGAAGCCTGTCAGGCTGCCCATTGCATTCTCCAGCAAAGATGCTGCGCCTGCTGCGTCGAATTCGATACGCTCGTCCGACACGCGCCAGCCCTCGAGGTAATACGCTCCGCCGTACACAAGCTCCTGCCCGCCATCGGGTAGGATGACGCCGTGATGGTACTCAAAAGGCTGCCGGTTTTGTAAGTACTTTGACATGTCCCCGTTCTCTAAAAAATTGAACCGCCCGTCATTCCGCACCGTCACGCGGAGCCGCGGGAAAGGGATACTTTCCCCCGTCGGGTCAGCCTCTGTCACGAGGGAGGTCTTGATAATCTCATCCCCACCGAACCGCAACCGCAGGCCGAAGCTGATTTCGCAAAGCCGCGGGAAGCGGAAGGGTTTCGCCGTGCGGGTCATTTCCACGCGGATCTTCCGTGTTTGCTCCGCGCCGCCGCTGGTCTGCACCGTGCAGGCTGTGTTCCCGGCGAAGCGCTCCGTATGTGCTACGCTCCCGTCCGTGTTATAAAAAGTTATCACAAAATCCGCCATCGCATTTTGTCCCTTTGTATCAAATGCAAGGCCGAAGGATGGAATCTTCTGCACGATGGGGAAGTCAATTTCCAGTATAGCCGGCACGGGCAGCAACCCGTTTACATCCGACATATCCCGCCCCCACCAGCCGAACTCATAATCCGCATCCCCAGGCGGTACGGGCAGAATGTAGCGCCCGTCCAGTTTCCATTGCCCCGGCTCAAAGGTCGCGACGGGCGCACCGATTTCTTCAATATTATTCAAGAGCTGGTTCGCCCGGGAGAAAACATTCTCCGGCGGGATTGTCAGTTCTGCGAGGCGCTTTGCCTCCGGTGCCGCCAGGTCGAAGCCGACCGTCGCCACCGTGCGCCGTACCGGCGCGTAAATTGCCGCGTCATATGCGGCCGAAGTGGATGTAGCCGTGGCCCCTCACCCCTTTCCTATCGTTCCGTAAACTCGCAGCCGACGCCGTTCCACCACAGCGCGTCGTCCTCGCGGTGGAGCTTCAGTGCCCCCTCGCGGAGCCGCACGGTCATATCTAAGTCCGATACCACACCGTCTTCCCCCGTGAAGCGCACCCGTGCGAAGTATCCGCGCGCCGCTGTGAATAGCCGTGCATAATCCGCCCCGGCCAACATCCCCCACGTGCAGGAAAGCCGCGCTTTCGTCGCGGTTAAGTCACCCACGAGTGCACCGTTTGCGTTCCGCTCAAACCGCCCGACGGGCTCCAATCCCAGTGCGTATTCCGTCGGCGCGGGGAAGTGGACATTGTTGATTTCCAGTGTAAACATAAATTCCTCCTTTGGGCGGAACGATGCCCACATCGCTCCCTATCTTACGCGCGCCCGGGCGTAAGGCTGATACCGCGGCGGCTTGCGACGGCTTGGTAATCCGAAATCGTCGCCTCGGCCAGCCGTCGCCCGTCGATATACAAATTCACCGAGGCGGGCGTACTGCCTGTTCCGCCGCCGCGCATTGCTCCCGCAAGCTGCCCCGCCAACGCTGTCATCCAGCCTGTGTTGTTCTCCAGTGGGAGAACCGCCTCGCGGCCGCGTTCCCCGACCATTGCCAGCGTCGGTTGTGACACGATGCCGCCCTTTGCCAAATACGGTATCGTCGGCGGGATGCTCGTTACGCTCCAACCCCAGCTTTGCCCGAATAAATCACCCACGGACGACAGCAGCCCGCCAATCATATTGACCAGCCCAATAACACCTGTCACGACTGCGGAATTCAACGCGTTCATCGTGCCGATAATGGCATTCGCGACCGATTTGCCAAAACCGCGCCAGAACGGCAGTGTATTCAACCAGACGCCCTTCACATTTGCCGAAAGCGTGTTGTTCGCGCTGAGGAGCTCTTCGTTCATGGTGCCGTGCCACGCCATTGTTGCGTCACCTGTTGACGTGAGCAGCGCCAGAAGCGATTCGCCCGCCGTCGCTGTTGTTGTGACCGCCGCCGTGGCAGCGTCGGCGGAAGCTGTCATCACGCCCCCGTGGAATCCGCTCCAGCCCTGTGTCAACAACGCCGTCACGCGGGAACCCTCCGCACCCAAATCACGGTGCGCTTTCATCATGCTCGTCAACGACGGCAGGCTTTCCTGTACACCGCTGTTCATTTCCAGCAAGGATGTTTTCCCGGCGGACAAAGCGTCTGATAGTCCCGCTGCCGACTCACCTGTGTGCTTCATGCCGAAGCCCAATGCCTCTGTCGCCGTACGGAGTACATCCGTCAGGCTTGTCACCTGTGTGAAGCTTTCCAGCACGCTGGACAAATCGGGCATCTCGAGAGCGGGAACTTCCATCTTCGGCTCCTGCCCCGTTAGCTCCGCAAAGGCTGTTTTCGCCAACCCACCCATTGCAGCCAGGCCGCGCTCGAACATGCTCGTATCCAGTCGCGCGTCCATCACGACAGAGCCTACATTTACAACCGCCATGTATTCACCTCTTTTCTTTTCCGAAGCAGGCGGCAAGCGCCGCCTGCAAGCGTGCCGTATTCATGTACGGCACAGTTGTCTTTTTTTGTGTCTTACGGAAGCGCTGCCACGCCGCGCGCATTTGCCGTTCCGCCAGGTTCATCTTCCGCAACGCATCCGCGTTACGCTCCGTCCGCACCCGCACAACTTTCCCCAGCGGCGTCTCCCCCATTAAACCGGAGAGCAGCACCGCGAATTCCCGCCACGTCATGTTCTGTTCCTGTGCGAGGCGGATACCGTATTGCGACGCGAAGCTCGCTTCAATCAGCGGCAGGTCATACAGCAGGTCGTACCCGCTGTCAGTTTGCGCTTGCCTCGTGTTGAAATCGACGCTCCGCCTCATCCTCCGCGATGCCCTGCACCGCCGCCATCGCCAGAACCACCAGCCGCCGCATGATGGGGAAGGGGAGATCCTGCGCTGCGATTTCCGCGCAGGCCTTTTCCCCCAGTGCATTCCGCAAAATCACGGTAAGCTCGCTTTCATCCTCGCCGCGCTCCCGCAGCTCCTTCGTGATGTTGACGAATACGGACATGCGGTTGTCCACGGGGTAGATTTTGTCCCCCAGCCGGATTTCCGGCCGCTCGGCTAGTTGCGCGTTGTCAATCCCGTACAGCATTACGCCTCGCCGCCCTTCGTGTACACCGGCTTCCCGTCGGACATGCATTCAAATTCCAACGCCGCCACATTCGTCGCGTCGCCGCCGTCCGAGGCGGAGACATTTATAATGCAATCCATCGTGAGCGTGCCGCCATCCGGGAAGCAAACGGCAAGCTTCGTCGCCGCGTCCTGCCCATTTTCATACGCTAACCCGGCGATGTAGTCATTCCCCGCGTCGCCGTAATGCCGCTTCCCGGATATGCTCACCGTGACGGACTTCGCCGTCATCAAGCGCCGCACCCAGCCGCTTTGGTCAATCGGGTTCCATTCCTCCACGCCGTTGTCAAACGAAATCTCAAAACTCTCCATATCCTTCACAACCGTCATTTGCGCGTCCGTACTTGTCGGGCCTTTCGTGCCGACCTTGAAGCGGATGCTGTTCACCGGGAAAACACCTGTCATACCCATATCCATTCCTCCTTATAATTCGTAATACAGCTCAAAATCCATCCGATACTCCCACACGCCATATACATCCGACCCAAGGGAGAACGGTTCATCTTCCAACGCCCGCATAAAACCCGTCGCTCCGCCAATTGTGATATAATCCCGCGTCAGGGCCGTGTGAATGGCCGATGCCGCTGTCTCCGCCTCCACCGCGTTTTCTCCGCCGCGCAGCACCAGCATCATGTGTTTCATCTGATAGCCCGTGCAATCCATACCGCCGATTTTCATACCGCTTTCCGTCCGCACGGGGGCGCCGTATAAGCATAGCGCGTGTTTCTTTTTCGCGTCCATTCGCGCCACGCCGAACCATATGCCTTCGACCGGCAAAATCGTTTCCAAATAATCCCGTACCGTCATCAGGTTCATTTTTCATCACCCTTCCCGCCAAGCATTTTGCGTATCCGTGTGGCGAAGGCCGATAGCCAGAAGTTTTTCTTCCCGCCTGTCAGATACGGCTCAAACCACCGCGCGCCCGCGTTNTTGTTGTGCGCACGGAAGTACCGCAAGTCCGTCCGATTGTACAACAGCCCCGCATACGGCACGCGTGATGCTATCTGCGTCACTCTTTCATCCCCGTTTACGACAGCGGAATCCGTTGCGTCTGACAACGCGCCCGTACGGTATGGTAGTGTCTCCGCTGCTTTTATATCTGAAATGATGTCCGCCGATGCCGCGGTGAACGCTTTGCNNTGTATCTTTGCCAGCGCCGTNAGGCTGCGTCTGTTCCATTTCGCATTGNATGTCAGGTTTACTCGCATCCCATCAACTCCAGCATCACGTATTCTTTCCCGTGCGGAAGACNTGTTCGCTTTGCCTGCGCCACGCGCATTGTGCGCGTTTCCCCATTACGTGTCAGCACACAGGTGCCGTTTGTGTAACGGTGCAAATCGCCCGCGAGCGTTTCCCGCAGGATGGCACGCACAACCGTTCCCGCTTTCGCTTCTTCCGGTGTAAACTTGCTTGCTGCCCGCTCGTACACCATGCAGCGCCCGCTGTGTGTTTCGCTCGGAACGGGCAGCCCTATCTCCGTGTCGATGCAATCATATGCCGTCAGCATATAGTTTGTGCCAAAGCACATTTCCGGCAGCCACATCATGCCATCACCCGCTCAACCAGCCCGGCGCCCCGCAGCAACAGCGCCGCCTCTGTGCAGAACCAGCTTTTTCCCGCCTTGTCCGCATAGGTCACGCTCGCGTCGAAGACTTTGAGGCTCTTCACCGCCGCCGGTTCCGCACCGTGTTCCCGCAGGAAATCCACTTGCAAACAGCACGCCCGGCGCAACGCGTCGCGCTGCCGACTGTTCATAGCGCCCACCGCGCCTAAGCGCCGCGTTTTCCACAATGCTATGCCGTCCACATACAGGCTCGCCGTGGTGAGGAGCTTTGCCAGCGCCGCATCGTCCCCGTCGAAATCCCCGCCATATTCGTTTCTGTAATACACCACATCCGCGTACATCCAATCACCGTCCTTTTCGCTTCCTTCGCGAGCCGTGGGCGAGCACAGCTCGCCCCTACGTTTTCGCCTACCCGCGAATCCTTACACGCTCTACGAAATATGAACCATCACGCCGTCACTGCGCGATGCAATCAGGAACAAATCGCCGAACTGGCGGTTCTGGTACAGCCAGCCGTCGCCCTGCGTGTGCGTACCCTCCGGCCACAACTTGATGTAGCTGTGCTTGTTCACCGCCAGGACAGATTTCGGATGTACAAGTAGCATGTCAATCTGCTTCGCGCCTGCCGCGGGTGTGAAGCCGTCGCTGAAATCATACGCTGTCTTCATGCGGCCGGGCGCTGCCTCCACAATCTGAACACCGTCCAACATCGTGATGTTGCGGTCAAGCTTGCCCGTCGCGCCGTCCACCTGGATGCTTGTTTGCAATTCGCCCGCCGCTTTTCTAAACAATTTACACACGCCCGGCGTGACATACAGGATACGCCCGTCCAACGGCACCTCCTTCTCCGTCATTTCCTGCATGTATTCGTCGAAAATGTCCAGCACATTGCTTTCCGTGATGACGGTTTCATCCGCCTCACCGCCCAGCACTGTGAAGTCCTGGTACAGCTTGGAGAAGCGGTACGCATCTGTCTCCGGTATGGCGAATTCCGTTTCGAACGTGTTCGTCAGGTTGGCCGCCGATGCGGCCTGGTTCGTTTCATCCACATCCAGCGTGTCTACGAAAAATTCCACATCGCGGTCGTGCATCAGCGTGAAGGTTTCGTTCTCGCTCTGCACATCCTGCCTGTTGAAACCGCCGTTGCGGCTGTGGTCCTTGAATCCCTTCAACGTCAGGAAGGGAAGCTTCACTGTCTTGGCGTTTGTGAACACCACGTTTTCCGTCGTCAAGCCCGCTGTGAAGAGCTCTCTCGCGTATTTTCCCGCCAGCTCCTGTGAGAACTGCGTCGCGTAATTCATTGCGTTTGCCATGCTCATCTCTCCTTTGAAATATAATTACAATGCCGTTAGGTATTGATAATGTCTTCGGTATTCGCCGCCGCGTCGGGAGCCATCAATTGCGGCTCCGGGCCGTCCGTCCTCCCCGTTCAGCGGCGCATACCCCTTATTTGTGTCAGCCATACCCGGAACTATCAGGATTCTTCTCATGGGGAACAGTCCCCGCCTTGTCCTTGTTCCGGGATATATGCCTTGCTGAAAACCTTCTATTTATTACCGAAAATTTCAGAAATTTGATCGAGCATTTGCTCGTTTGCATCCATTGCGCCCACGCGCGGGATGTACGCCATCGCTTGGCGGTTCAGCTCGGGAAATTCTTTCAACACCGCCGCCACCTCAGCCGCGATGGATTCCTCAGTGTATTCCCCATTCTCGTCAACATCCGGTGCGGCGAGCCGTACTGCTCGTTCCAGCCTGTCTGGCCGCACCCCCGCCAGCAGCATCGCCACACGCACACGCGCCACGTTCAGCTTTGCCGTCAGTTCCTCCGCGCGAAGTGTTGCGCCCGCAGACGCCTCCGTTGCCGGGATGTAATCATATGCCATATCCAGTTCTTCGTTATACATTTCTTTCCTCCTTTTAGAATAGTACCAGTCCATTGCCTTTCCCTGCCGTCCGCAGGCTATATGCCTATCGCGGACCGTTTTGCCGCGTGCAGCCGCGCGGTTTCCGCTTCCTTTTGCGATTCTGTCCAGCTATTACCATACAGCTCATCCAACGCCGTCTCGATGGACATGATGCCGCTTGCATACGCCTTGCCGACGGTTTCCACCTGTGCCTCGAACGACGGGTTCGCGTATTCACCGAACTCGACGGTGATGTCATATGCACTTGGCTCTCGTCCGCGCATCCAGTCGTAGGTTTGCAGCGAAGCGCATACGATTTTCGGTAATGTCTCCCGCAGAACGGCCATCAGCCGTGCCCGCGTGTACAGGGTCACCTTTTCCTTTTCCCGCTGCGCTTCCGCGTTGTCGAGCTTTTTCACATCTACCCCCAAAGTCGAGGGAGACAACACACCTTGCAAACAGATGTTGAGGAAGGTAGTGTAGCTCTCCAGCAGCGCTGTGGTTGAAATGCCGGGCTGGACGACCTCGATGCGCGGGCTTTGCCCCTCCATTGCTGCCTCTTCCTTCAGTACATAGCGCGCGTTGAACGCATTTGGCCGGAGGAGTGCGCCCGTCTCCGGGTCGCGCGGGAGGTAGCCGTCGGGGATGTAGGTCTGCACACGCCCATCCCGTAACGCGTCCACCCATTGCGACACGCATTCGTCCAGCGCGTCAAAGGCTCCGTTCTTTCCGTCGAATACGCTCCGCCCGCGCCCTTCGTGCCGCGGATTCTCCCCGAACATCAACACTGTCGCCAGTGGAAAGCGATACGGGTTCACCAGATTGGTGAGGCCGCGCGTCACACGGGTCGCCGGCAAGGGAAGCACCTTGCCATTTTTATCCGACAATTGATATGTGACCCCGTCCTTGCCGTACTCTTCACGCAGGCGAAAGCTCCGCTCATCCTCCGTGAATACACTCTCGAAGCAGATGCTTTCCAAACGTTGGCGGCTGTAGCGTAGCCCGACGCTACTCCCTCCATGAAAGGACAGTATCGGTGTCTCCGATGCCGCTGCGTCAACAGAAAGCTTGAATGCCCCGTCCCCTTCCGCCAGCGCTGTTCGCACCGCCCGGCGGAGCAAATGGTCGAAGCCGTTCGCTTTCGCTATCGCCTCCCAGTCCGCCTGTCCCTCGTCGTATTCGCCGCCACTTACTCGGATTGTGAGCATGTCGGTGCAGACAATGTCCGACAACACATCCACCATCAACGCCGGCAATCCACAGTGCAGCTTTCGGAAGGTGAGCCCGCGGCTGCCTCGCGCGCCCCAAAACGAAGTGTTTCCCACATGGTCGTCATATAGTTCGTAATATTGCTGAAGTTCACCCGCTTGCCCGCGATACCACAACCGGTTGCGGAATGCTTCGGACTCGAACGAAGAATCTATATTGATAACCATGTCGGAATCAGCTCTTGGCTGGAAGATAAGATTGCGGCGCTTCAAATTGCGAAACCAGTTCAA